TATGTTTGGTTTCTTTGTTTCTAATTTGTTAGAGAAACCAAAACTATGGTCGGGTGATCTCCTCTCTGAGGACGCTGAGTCTACTTTTAAGGTATGGCAAAAAACACAACAGTCTCTCTTCTATATTTTTCAACAGGATCTATCGACTCTCATGGAAGATGTAGACTCTCCACAACAGTTGCTGAAAGTGGTTGACGGAGAGTATCCTTTGTTGTATAATAACTATGTGCAGTCGAGAATCAAACTTGAGACGGTGATGATCATGAATCAATTACTAAACTTCTTTCCTATGTGGACCAAAAGGGTTGATGATGATTTGATCTTTCCAGATTTTATTCAAAAATGCACAAAATATGCACCGTTTTTGAACTATGATGTGACTAAATACAAACACGCACTCAAGTCACAAATGTGTGCAGTAGTTTAATACATCGCAATATATCGTTAATAAGGAATTTAATATGAACTTCGCAAGTCTTAAAAAATCATCTGGTAACTTTGACAAACTTACCAAAGCCATTGAACAACTCAATGCAACACCTGCCTCTAAAGATGACAAATTCTGGAAACCAGAAGTTGACAAAGCAGGTAACGGATACGCAGTTATCCGGTTTCTTCCCGCACCTGAAGTAGATGGAGAAGAAGGTCTTCCATGGGTTAAAGTATTCAATCACGGATTTCAAGGTCCTGGTGGTTGGTACATCGAGAACTCTCTTACCACACTCAATCAAAAAGATCCAGTCTCTGAGTACAACACTCAACTTTGGAATTCTGGCGTAGAAGCAAATAAAGAGATTGCGCGTAAACAGAAACGTCGCCTTTCGTATATCTCTAACGTCTACATTGTTGAAGATTCTAAGAATCCAGATAATGAAGGTAAAGTCTTTCTCTTTAAGTTTGGTGCAAAGATCTTTGATAAGATCAATGAAGCAATGAATCCTGCATTTGAGGATGAGAAGGCAATGAATCCATTTGATTTCTGGACTGGCGCCAATTTCAAACTGAAGATTCGCAAAGTCGAAGGTTATCAGAATTACGATAAATCTGAGTTTGCTGCACCTGGTCCTTTGCTTTCTGATGATGGCAAACTTGAACAGATTTGGAAATCGGAACACTCTTTGAGAGAGCATCTCGATCCATCTAACTTTAAATCATATGATGAATTGAAAACTAAACTTAATAAAGTATTAGGTTTAGATGGTGGTGCACCTGTTGCACGAACCACTGTTGAACAGGCAAAGGCAGCACCTAAACGTGTTGAATCATCTACTGTTGATGAGGATGATGACATGGACTACTTCAGCAAACTCGCTGAAGAAGCATGATTTAATTATTGACTGAATTGAAAGGGAGCTTCGGCTCCCTTTTTTATTTAAACATATGCTCTTGAATTGTTAAAAACAAAAGCTAAAATAGACGTATTATCAGTTGATGAAGCTGTTGATGGTGTAATAGAATCTTGAGATGTGCTATTGACATTATTATTGATTATTGGTTGTGGATTATAACCATCTCGTTCTATCATCAACCTATCATCTCGTTGTAAAGTTTCAGGTGTAGATCTAGGTAAAATCTCAAGACTCAATCTGTTGCCTTGTGATGTTGGCATTACAGGTTCTATTGGTTGTTGAACTGGTTGAACTTGTGTTGCGGTTGGAGATGTTGTTTGTGTCCTCGGTACAAGTCTTGTTGTTGATTGTGGTTCTACACTAGGTCTTGTTGTTGTTGGTTGTGGTGTTGCACTAGGTCTTGGTTGTCCAGGTACTTGTCCTGGTACTTCAGGCAACACATCAATGTTGGGTAGTCGTGGCGGTAATGGAGGAACGTTTGGAGGTGGTGCTCCTGTTTCCGGAGCTGGAGGTGGTCGATATGCTTCCTCTATACTTCTTCCAAATTCTTCTAAAGATCTTCCATGTGCTATTTTGTCGTGCAGAAAATCCCACCCATACATATCTATTTCTTTTTTTCTTTTTTTCCATAAATCACTATCTCTAGGCGCCAATCTGTAATCGTCGAGAATTTGTTGTGCTTCTTGTGGCATCATTCTTTTTTTAACCACACTCATTCTAACATCTTCTCTAATATCTTGATCAACATCTTCAAGTTTAATTTCATTATTTTCTATTCTGATCGTATCTCTTTCAATTGCTATTTTTCTTTTTAGTTGTTCCTGATTATAATGCGAAACTAATCCGTATAAAAATGCTGCAGCTGCTATTGTGCCTACAACTTCTGGAGCTGCGATTAGTGTAGCGAATAATCCAACAAGTCTGGTTAAACCAAATAACATTCTTGCTATTCTTACTAATGGACCAGCGTGTTCGAGCAGTGATAAAATACCTATTGAACCTAATATTCCTTTTACAATTCCTTCGATTTTTCCCGTTAAAGCAGTTATAGCCTTATCGACTGATTTCATAATAATAGAGTAAATCTTTTTAAATAATCCTTCCTCATCTTGATTGTTGCCAGAAACAACAAGAGTGGCACTACCCTCTTCTCTAACATGTGCAACATAATTTTTAAGAGTTTTTACAAACTCCTCATGTCTTCTTTGTTCTTCGTTTACCAACTCTTCTTGGAATAGTTTTTCAACACCATACATCTGAATTTTTCTATCATGAGACTTTTGCATGAAAGATAGTATTTTCTGAAGTGAATTTGCATCTTTCTTCTTAGAACTAAAACTCACGACGTTAGTTAATTTAGATTTACTAAATTTATCCTTAAACTTCATTGCTGTTGATTTTAATCTTTCTGAAAGTGAAACTTTCTCGCCTTTGTTGTCTAATTTTGGAAGTGTGATGTTCATGCCATTTTCCCTAATAGATAAGGATTGATATTTTGATCATTACTGATTACTGTTGTTCTTTTATTCTGATTATTAATCATAGTGTTGTTCAAAACTACGACTGCTGGTGGCATTGATTGTGCAATAGTTTCATTACTTCTCAAAAAACCACTAGTGTCAGAAACTCTATCAGGTTTAATAGATGTCCTAGGCACCAATCTACTACGAGTAGCTCTAATTTCTCTCTCTTCTCTTAACATATCTCTCATGTCTTGCACTGTGAATCCTGCGTGATTGACACCACTAGGGCCATTTTCATAATATGATTCACCTGCTTTTAAATCTCTTTCTGGCAAACCACTTACTCTAGGTCTGTGCATATCATAAGGAACAGGAACAGCAGCAAATTCTTGAGCTAAAGCAAGTATAGCTTTATCTTCATCTTTTTTTTCTACGTTTTCTTTTGATAGATATTCTTCAACGTCCGGCCGTTTTGTTTTTGTTAAAAATTCAGTAAATATCTTTTCTTGTGTCGCTGCATCGAATTTGGTTTTTTCTGGATCTAAATTTAGAGCTTTTATTGCTTCTTGTAGAGTGCCATATACCATTTGATATTTGCCTAAGGCAGATGATGGATAAGGTGAACCACTACGTGTCATTTGTCGTTGTTGATTAAGAACTTCATTTAGAGTCATCTTTTCTAAATCCATTCTTTTTGGTGTGCCCGCCGGAGCGCCTGCGACTGGATTTACAAGTCTATTGTAATCATTACCGCTTTCTTTTTGTGCGATACCTCTTAAACCACGTTCTCGATCAACAGATGATGGTCGTGGTATTCTTTCTGCCGTCGGTCCTTCATCTGGTGTAGATGGTGTTGATGGTGTACTTGGTGGTGTTGATGGTGTACTTGGTGGTGTTGATGGTGTACTTGGAGCTCCACCAGTTGGCATGCCTCCTTCACCACTTGCGATTAGAATACCGGTACCAAACGCTCCCACATTAATAAGATCACCAAGTAATCCTTGATTTTTTTTACTTAATTTTGGTTTCTTTAGTGCGCTTGATTTCTTAATAGTTGATTTTTTTGGAGAACCTTCTGATAAACTTCCTTTTTTAGAAACTTCATTATTAAATATATCAAGTATTTCTTTGTGTCTTTTATCTTTTATGGCAGAGTCTTCAGATTTCAATCTTAACATATCCGATTGATGTTCTAATTCGTCTTTTTCAACTCTGGTCATGAATAATAAGATCTTTCCCATTATTTGATTAGACTTTTCATTTTGTTCACCAAAACTATTAGTGATAACATCAGATGGATTTGTATTTCTAATTTTTCTATCAGATGGATTGGCAATAAATTTAAGAATGTCTTCGAAGTTAAATTTACTCTTAATTTTATCAAAAGAGGTCGCCAATCGTTCGGATATCGACGGACTACCGTATCCACTACCGTTTTGTAATAAATTTGATAAAATAGAATTGTTCATTTATCTTCTTTGATTTTTCATCTGTGCTATTTTTAGATTTTCCTCTTCAATATATTGCATTAATAATCCAATGTATACATCTCTTTCCCACGGTATCATATTTTCTAGTTCTGCTAAACTGTACTTATGATGTTGCATCAAAGAAAAATTAGTCTTATAATAATTCTTTAATGTTTCATGACCAAAAATTAACCGAAAAAACTTTCAAGTCCCTCCACATCCAATTTATGTTCATGACCACATCGTGAACATTTGATCTCTATCTTCTTCTCAAGTTTTGGTAAATTTGTAAAGAAGTGTTCCATCTTTGAGAATTGATTTTGATTTAATGATTCGATAAATTCGACTAATTCTTTTCTTGGTGTCTCACTTGCATAATACATTTGTTCGCCATCATAAATGTATTCGACGGAATCAGCAATCATCTCAAAAGCAACATCAGTAGAACTGGTCAATTTAGAAACTCTCTTGATTACTGAGAACTCTGGATATTTCAACTTAATAGAAATTCTGTCTGTTAACTGAATTAATTCTGCATTTTCGGAAATATTTGTAACTTTTATGTCCAAAATATTAAGACTAGTTTCCATAATATTTCCACAAGATTTATCATCTACCACATTATTACATCTGTACTTGTTATCTACCATCTCACCAACAGATCTTGCGCGAAGATTTAGAAAATAAAATTCAATATCAATAACAGGAAGTTTTTCAATATCAATACCTTCAGTTAAAGTACAGTTTGTTAAAACCTGCCGAACATTTTGTTCAATAGATTCTTTATCATCTGATTCGATTGCCATCAGAAGATTTCTTTGTTCTTTTACTAAGAAAGGTCGAAATGTGATATTCTTCTTACTCAATGGTAATGTTAAATTATGTGTTGGTGTATCAATTTTCGGTAATGTCATAATTCACTCCTTGATTTATTCTATAATAATTAGTTAAAAGGTCTATTAGGTCTATTTTCCGTCGGCAATCCAAATCCAAATTGCTTATCTGGATTGATTCTCGGTGCGTTAAGTCCCGGCAACGACTCTACGGTAAGAGGTAATGGTGATTCAGGCGGAGTAACAATAGGTGATTTAGGTATCACGGGTTCTGACTGCGGCACAGAATCATAGACTTTTTGCCATTCTTTATACGCAAACGTAACAGTTAATTTATGATATCCATCAGATGACCAATCTAATTGTAAATCATTTACTCCAATAGGAAATGCTTTGTATAAAACAACTTGATATGTAATTTCTTTTTCTATACCATATTGTCTAACTTTTATATCTGACGCATATGTATTTTTATACACCATATCATAACTAGAATTTGGATTAATAGTATTCAACCATCGATCAAAGAACACTTTTTCAATCATATTTTCAGTACATATGAATGTCATATTAATATCATTGTATGTTGTTTGATATGGAAACTTCTCTTCTGGTCCATAAATCTTTTGTGTACTGGTGGCAAGTGCTCTACCAGGCAAATCAGCACTCTCACATCTAAAAGTGAAAAGGCGAGATTCAAAACTTGTAGATAATGATGATGGAATTGGAATGAATACGTCAAATCTACTTGGTCGGGCTAATTCAGTTCTAAAACTAGCCTTGAAGTCTGAAATATATACGGTCATTACGTTGTCCTTCTAATTTGATCCCGTGAATCTTTATGTACTCTTGATGCAGGTGCTTTCTTAAACTGGTGAGTTGGCAGAAAGAGTGCTGTCTCCCATTCATGAGGTTTCACAGTCATAATCTTAGAAACAATATGTGATGTCAAATATCTTTTAAGGCAAGGTTTGAATTCTTTATATCGACTCGTTGCATTCAGAATATCATATGTTACTCTGAGTCTCATAGGATCATCATCTTTATTCATGATTGCAAAGTTCATCAGTTTATCCATAAAAGTTGCTCTCATTGAGATTGGTAGATAATGAAGATTGAGTCCTAGAAATCCATCTGGATACTTCTGCAACGGAATCACGAGTGGAAATATATCATAGTATGGCAACTCTTCTTTAGTCTTTGGATCATAATAGTAATGATACAGTCCACCCATTAGAAATCTTTTACCCTGCCGATCACGTTCAACTGCAATTTCTCTTGCAAGTCTAACTGGATTTCTCATTGATTGAATTTGATCTTTATACCATGCAACCGACTTTCTGGATAGAAATTCTAATTCCATTCCAGTCTTTTGTTGTGCTAATGTTGTAAGGGTAGATGGTTTCATGGATATATTTATGTTGACTATTTAATCCCGAGATCATACTCTGTTAACACCTTAAATGTCCATCCGCGATCAAGACAGTATTCAGATGCTGCTTTCCACTTTGCTTCATTTGTACCCCAGGTGACAACTTCGTTAATGTATTGTTTTGTCACTCTAGACTTCTTGACTGGTGGTTTTGTTTGTCTCTCTGGTTTGACTTCAATCATCATCACTTTAGTAGTGCCATCTTTCTGTTTGAATCTGACCAGAAAGTCTGGAAAATACCGATGCATCTTACCATCAATCGGTGATTTGTATGGTACGAATAACTCCTCAGATGCCCATTCGATAACACTGTCGTTGGTGTCAAGCCAATTCATAACTCGACATTCCCAAGATGATCTGTAGATAATATTATGTGGATCTCCACGATATTTGCGTGGATTTCTAGGAGTAAATTTACCTTTGTACGACATATAAATATAATATATATCAAACTCTAAGTATAAAAAATATGGCAGAAGTAAATAAGGGAGTAAGAGAGCGGAATGGACCTCTTAGTCAATTGTATGGGAATAAGTATGAATTGGATTCACACATATATCCATCGGATTTAATGTCCAATAGGTATCCACACCACATTCAATTTATTATACAACAACCTGATCCGAGTTATGAGCCTCAAGTTGTTAAGGAGTTCTCGGTTCGATCAAAGGATATTAATGAAAGAAATCCAGTAGGAAATGATCCTAGAGGAGATGCAGGTTTTAGTGAAAAAAATGCATTTGATCAAGCAACAGCGACACTTGCCTTTGTTGGTAAAAAAGCAGCCAATGAGGTTTCAGCTTTAATGCAAGTTGTAGCGACGAAAGATGTTAAACGCATTACAAAATCTATTATAGCATTATATATTCCCGACACAGTAAATGTTAATTATTCACCGCAATATGAAGATATTGCGTTGTCTAAGGCTCTAGGTACACCATATTTTTTAGCTCAAGCTGGAGCTTCTGCATATGAGTCATATAAAAAAGCAAGTGGTGGTGATATCTCCGGTATAATTAACGAATTAGGCAGTAATCCTTATGTGCGAGATATAATTGGTAGAGCTTTAGGAAGTGTAAAAGGATTAGGAATCGATGGTGAAGCTGTGTCAAAATTACTTAATCGATCAATTGGAGAAGCTTTCAATCCACAACTTCAAGTCTTGTTTCAGGGTGTTGATTTTAGAAGATTTCAATTTGATTTTACTATGACTCCGAGTAATGAGGCAGAAGCTGCACAAATACGAAATATTATAAGAGCTTTTAAATTAGCTGCCGCACCAGAAATTCGATCTGGATTTAATTCAATGTATCTTAAGGTTCCGGATGTGATCGATGTTGGGTTTTATCATAACGGGCAATTAAACGATAAAGTTAATCAAATTGGAACGTGTGTTATAGAGAACATATCAGTTGATTACGCTCCCATGGGATGGTCAACACACACAGACGGAATGCCAGTGCAGACTAGATTGTCTATACAACTCAAAGAAATTGGAATTATTGATAAAACTCAAATTGAAATGGGATACTGATGCTATATTTCGACACTTTACCTAAAATTTACACTCCTGATCAGAATGGTAATTATATTCTGATGACTAATCTTATGGCAAGAGCAAAGATTTTAGAGGAACTTCAAGATAATGCTTTGTTATTCTACACATACGATATTCAAGAAGGTGATACACCCGAAATTATAGCAGACAAATATTACGAAGATCCTTATAAATATTGGATGGTTTTATATGTGAATCAATTGATGGATCCACTTTGGGATTGGCCAATGGACTATCAGATATTCAATGATTACTTGATTGCAAAGTATCAAGCGGAGTTTATTAGATTATATAACTCAACAAATTATCCTGTTACAATAGAATCTTTAAATTTAACTGAAGATGAGTTGAATAAATTAGTTTACGCATACGTTCAATCTACAGTTTATAGATACGAAAAGATTACCACTACAACTGATTTAGAATCAGATCTTGTCACAGTAAAGAAGAATTCAATTGATTTCGATGATTACTATGCACTGGCAGAAACTACAACGACTTATAATATTCCAGATGGTACACGAGTTAATATCTCAATCTCCAAAAATATAGTGTACATCTATGACTATGAGAATGATCTAAACGAGAGTAAACGAAAAATTAAATTGTTAAACAGAGATTATGTTATTCTTATGGAAGAACAGTTTAAAAAAGTAATGGGTAAATAATGCCGATAATTGACGGTACAAGTTCAGAAATTCCTCGTACTAGAGAACCGGGTCTTGTAACTCCTGATCAATATTATCTAATAGATGTTAGCATTATTGCGACAAAAGAGATTGTCAGTATAAAACCCATGATGGTAGAATTATCGTACTTCGAAGATATCACACGAGGTACAATAACTGGTGTTATTTTAATCAATGATTCTATTTCTATTATCGATAGAATGGCATTGAATGGATCTGAATTCATACATATAAAATTCAAAAAAGTATCTGGATCATCTACTGAAATTGACAAATACTTTAGAATATATCGTGTTGGTGAGAGAATTATACAAACCAATTTGAACGAATCTTATTCATTACATTTCTGTTCAGAAGAGTTGTTTCTTTCTGAACAGATGAAGATTAGTAAATCATATTCTGGTCAAGAAATATCATCAATCGTATATAACATATTGACTGATCAGATGAAGATTAAAGATGGATCGAAACGAAAAGTTCTTGTTGGTAGAACAAAAGGTCTATATGATTTTGTTCTAGGATATAAAAAACCTTTTGAATTGATTAATTGGTTATCAAATTACGCATTACCTGTTGAAGGTGAAGGTGCTGATTTTGTATTTTTTGAAAATGCAGAAGGATTTAACTTCGTATCTCTACAGAGTTTATTTAAACGTGAAACATATGCTAGATACGGATATATTCCAAGAACAATAGGTAATGCAGATGGAAAGATACCATTAGAATCATCATTGACTGGTATCAAGTCGTATAATATTCTTGATACTTTTGATTCTTTATATGGAACAACGATGGGCGTCTTTGCGAATAAAGTATTAACAGTTGACCCTCTCACTAGAAATTATCAGACAACAACATTTGATTTGGAAGAATATTTAGGTAAAGCGACTAGTTTAAATAGAGGTTCAATTATTGGCAATCTGGAAAACAGATTGAATAAAAAAGCAAATCAGAATTATGATGCTGTTTTCAAAGTTTTAACTTCAAATCCAAATCATAAAAAGATTCCATATGTTGTTGAAAAATCTATTCAATACGGCGTATCTAATGATGTTAGAGCAGAAGTTTGGGTTCCACATAGAACTGCTCAGATTGCACTCATGAATTATTCACGAGTTAAACTTCTATTGTCTGGAGATCCAAATCTAACAGTTGGTTCTAAAGTTGAGATTGTATTACCATCACAGCGTGGACCAAATTCAACAGGATACAATTCTGGTGAAAAAGATGAATATCATTCTGGAGCATATATAATCACATCGGCGAGACATATGATCAATTACAATATGAAATATGAGACTGTTTTAGAGGTAGCAAAAGATTCTTTTGGTGCTGGCGCGCCATCATATGATGACAACTCAATAACAAAAACGGTGAATCAATGACATTTTCCAATAGAATGGGCCAAGATAATTTTGTTTGGTGGATGGGAGTGATTGAAAAACGAGATGATCCTCTAATGATGGGTCGCCTTAGAGTTAGAATATTTGGATGGCACACCGATGATTTGAATTTAATTCCTACCGATGAGTTACCTTGGGCATTACCAATGTGTCCGTTGGGCACACAAGTCTTTTCAAGTCCGATGGAAGGAACATGGGTTGTTGGATTTTTCGCCGATGGTATGGCAGGACAATCACCAATTGTGATGGGTAGTTTACCTGGTTTTGAACAAGACTATAATAGATCCAAAGGATTTTCTCCACAGAATAAAGATACTGGAATTGGAGCATAATTTATGGCCACACTATTAGATACGAAATATCAGATTATAA